TCATGATTGTTCATCTCAAATGACTGGAACATTGGAACATAGCCAAGTTTGTGAACATTTATAGCAATCTGCAGAGCAATCTGAGACTTACCAGTTTTTGGAGGAGCAATAATCGTTATGAGTTGACCGCCCTGTAATCCTGCGGTTGCTTCGTCAATCTTTTCAAATCCAGTAGGTATTCCTAAGAACTTTTTGCTTTGAAGTGCTTTGTAATCTTCGTAACGCTCTTCAGTGTTCTTTGATAAATCAACTTCGTGAGTTCCTAAAACACCCTGTTCATTAACCTTAGCAATTGCCTGCTCCATTGCAAGAAGCGCAGCATTGTGATTATTGTCTTGTAGTAACTCAACAGCATTCTCAAGACCTTGTCGTGTAAGCAGTCGACGACGGAATTCGACCATAGTGTCGAGTAGATATTCGACAGTGTCTTCTACATCAAGAATTTTGTAATTTGGATAATGGTCTTTAACAGTTACGCCAGTAGGAACTTCGCGGTACTCGCTGTAATGCTTGCGAACAAATGACCAAACTTTGCGATTGTCTTCATCTAAGAACCAAGAGTCCTGAACGCCACGTGAAAGGGCAGGGACAATGTCACGGTCACGTATTACTTTACTGACCAGACGGTGTTCGTTATCTGCTGCCATATCGCCCCCTCAAGGCTCTAAAGATTGGCTAGTTCTACTCCTGCTGACCCATATCGCGCAACTCGGTCAGGCTTATCAATTACGCCCTTCAAGTTTGGTCGATAAGGAAGCATCGTAACTAACTCATCTACACTTTCGTATAATTGCCAGTAGTTAAACGGATTAACTACACGTCGTTCTAGTTTTTCAAAGGCTTTGTCAAGAAGTTCTTCTGTCCAACCCTCCGATTCGAAACCAGCAAGTTCTAGAGAAATGCCGTAGTTATTGGCAAGTATCCACAATCTGTTGGCTCCAAGCAAATCGACATCGCCAAGTTTATAGGTAATCTTCTTACCTAAGAGTCGACGAGTCTCTTCTTCAACTAACTTAATCACTACATCAGTAGTAGCGATAACTTGTGGAGAGGAGACATTCGATATGTCTCCGTCTTTCATAGTACTTCTATCTTAGCGTACTTAACTACAAACTCACGAAACTTCTCAGCGGTATCGCTTGCATAAAGCGCAAGTTCTTCTGGAATCTCGTCTGGAATGAGGATTGAGTAATGACCAGAATTCATAAGCATACGTTCATCTACAAAACGAACGTGTTTACAGTTGAAGGTCTTTTTCCACTTAGGACAGTTACATCTAAGTTTCTTTGTCTCAGTATCGACTTCAACTTCAAAAATTCCAGCAGCCTGTGCAGAGATGAACAACTGAATGGTTCGCCAAGAAGTCTGCACACTTCCGCCTTTCATTGTGCCCCTCTCATATCTGAACCGAATATTGGAACCCGCACAAACGCTTCGTTAGCAAAACTTCCCATCGCTTCGCTGTACTTATCGGTCCAATTTTCAAGAACGACATTGGTTGTCACAATAGTCGGCAACGCTCTGTCGTACCTAGACCGAAGTATCTCATCAAAAGAGGTGTCGTCGTACTTTGAACCGTACTCTTTTCCAAGGTCATCAATTACCAGTATGCGAACATTCAAGAAGTCAAACTTAGAGCGACCATGCAGCCCGTCAATTTCATAGACCATCTGCTTCTTGTCTTCTGGGTCTGCATCAAAAGTCGACTTCTTCTTTGATAAAAACTCAGGGTAAGTCATGTAGTAGATAGGGCGAGCATTGAGGCCATAATCGCTCGAACTCATACCCAGAATCTTACGAGCCTCGTCGTCGTCCTCTGGGAGACGGCGGACCACCTCCATAGCGGCGACAACTGCATGAGTTGTTTTGCCAATTCCGGGCCCTCCATCAAAAAGCATACCGACACCAGTTGTACCAATGTTGCCAACCTGCTTTATAACAAGACCATTAGCAACATCATCAATCCACTGGTCGTATTGTGAAGGCAATTCACCAGAACGCTCAACTATGTCTTTAGTTTCAAGACCAAGAAAGCGACGTGGGATATTCGAAGTACGCAAAAGCCAATGCTTTTTCATAGACGACAATTGATTCACGTCGTACACTATTTTGCTCCCCTCAACCTCTGTTCGTAACGCTCTAACTGTGCTCTACCAGACATTGAGTTTTGAAACTCTTTGCCATCACTTGCAGTTACGGTAGCCATCTTAGCAGTAGGAGTTTTCTCTTTAGAAACTCGGTGCAATCCTAAGTTCTCTCTTGCTTGATTCATCTTCTTTCCAAAAGATGCAAGATAAAGTTTATAAAGACTTGGAGCCTCATCGCCAATCTGTTTGAAGTTTCTTTCGTCTGCCATAAACAAACGAAGCAACTCAAGTTCTACGAGAGCGGTTGTTCCGTATTGCTTTCTGAATTTTGAGAGCGCTCCTGAGAGGGCTCGGACATTGACGGTTCCTGGAAGTAGGGGGTACTTACGCCCAACCCTAAAAGAAAATTCTGCAGCGACATCCATTGGGGTCCACTCATGCTCTGGTCTCTTCCCACGGGTCTTTGGGTCGCGCTTTGAGATTTTCTGCGTAGGAGCATCCTTTGGCTCAATAAGACCAAATCCTGCCAATTCGTCGCCATCGTCATAGCCTTTCATAGGAACCTTCACTTCCTTTAGTGAAACACCTTCGGTGTTTCTAAACTCTTTTAATTGATTACTAGATTGACTAGTAGGTACTACTAACTGGTTAGTATCACGTGAACTAATAGTCACATAGTCATGTGAGGTGCGGTAATTTGCGTCCCCTTTGGTCTCTACAGTGCGGTAATTTGAGTCCCTTATCTCAATCATCAATAGGCTATTAAACCCATTGGCACGACGTGTCTTTGAAAGAGAAACAAGGCCCTTCTGTTCTAGGGCTTTAAGGGCCCTTCTGACGGTCTTGTCGGACTTCTTGTCAGTCTCTCTACCCAGTACATCTACTGAGGCCTTAAAACGGCCTTTGGAGCCCGCAAAACGGCATAGAACGACCAGTAGTCGGAACTGATAATCGGTTAATTGGGCGGTAAACGCCTCCTGCGGTATTTTCACGGGGTTATGTTACTTACCGAAGGGGTCAACATCCTTTTTGCCCATATCCTCTTTTATGCGCTCTTGTACGGCCTTTGAGAGGGTGTTTAGAACGCCATTGGTGATGTAGGTAGCAAAGGATTCGATGAAATTGGAAAGGGCATCCTGCATTTCTTCATAGAGCACGTCAGACTCATCGTCATCGTCAAACTCCACTTCGATTGGCTCAAGGCCATCTTCGATATTCCAAGTCTCTATAGCCAAGTCCTCAACTGCATGAAGAGTCAAGTGAGCCTCGATGCTATCTTCCCAAACCATTGCAAGAATATCTTCGGCGGTTATCTCTCTTGTAATTTCTCTTATTGGGTTATTGCACATAGTTAAATCATGTGCTTTTAAAACTAGGCTATCGATGTCGTCATTTCCATCAGTAAAGAACAAATGATATTTTGCATTAGTTTCTTCAAGAATTTTTATCATAGATTCAGTAAACATCGGCAGTTCCACTACTGGAAAAACAACTACCGCTTCTGGGGTTAACTGTATTAACCTACGCATTCCATCTTGGATATCGCCATCCTTAAATGGCAAAACAATTATCCTCTTCATAACCCCTCCTATAGACGTGGTAACCTCTGTTGAACCACTGTCGGTTTATTTAAATACTTGGCTAGCGCCAATGAAACGAATGTAGCGGCTGGTACTAAAACCACCAAATTGAGGTTTAAGCCACTGAGCAAATAAAGGCCCCCAAGACTTAAAGGAGGTGCAAAAAAGATGTTTATATTTGATTTACCTATCCATGCACCAAGAATGGTTAAGTCAAGTAACTCCAACACATAGGTAACTGCAAGTGCAACTAGTAGAACAGTAATCAAGATATCGGTCATAGGGTCATCCTATACCGATAGTCGGGTGTACTCAACTCCGTCGTAGGTGGACAGTCTCCAGTAGCAGTTTGCAGGAACCCAAGAATCTAGCGTCTGAGATAGACGAGGTAACTTGATGGCCT